TGGGATATGTCAATAAAAGAAATCACTATAGCCATAAATGGTTTTAAAGAATATAATACAGGTAAGAAATCCGACCCTATGACTAAGTCGGAACTAGAAAAACTAAAGGAAAGATATCCTGATTATTAATATATGGCAACAGAATTAGATAAACTGATAGTAAAGATTGAGGCAGATTTAGGTGACCTTAAAAAGGGTTTAAATAAAGCTAACAATCAAATCAAATCATCTTCAGGCAAGATGAGTAATTCCTTTAATCAATTAGGCAATACTCTTGATAGAGTAGGCAAGAGAGTTATTGTTTTTGGTGGTTTAATAGCTGGTGCGTTTGGTGCTATTCAGATTAAAAAAGTTGTAGATGTTGGTCGACAGATTGAAGATTTACAAGTTAGGTTAAAAGCATTATTTGGCACAGCACAAGAGGGTGCAAAAGCGTTTGATGTAATGGTCAAATTTGCAGGTCGTGTTCCTTTTACTCTAAATGATATACAACAAGCATCAGGAAACTTAGCTGTCGTAGCTAAAGATGCAGAAGAACTAGCAGAAATATTAGAAATCACAGGTAATGTTGCAGGTGCAACTGGACTAGACTTTACTCAGACAGCAGAACAAATACAAAGATCGTTTGCTGGTGGTATTGCTAGTGCCGATGTATTTAGGGAACGAGGCGTTAGATCAATGCTTGGTTTTCAAGCAGGTGCGGAAGTTTCAGCTAGTGAAACCATAAGAGCATTTAAAGAAAAATTTGGCAAAGGTGGTGAGTTTGGAAACGTTACCAATGATTTAGCTAATACCTTAACAGGTACTTTATCAATGCTTGAGGATAAACTATTTCAGTTTAGAAAAGCAATATCAGATGAATTTACAGTTGTATTAAAAGAAAACTTTAAAGAATTAAATAAATCTTTTGATGATTCATCAAAAGCAATAGAAGAATTAGGAAAAACTATAGGTAAAAATTTAGGAGATGCTTTAACATTTATAGTAGATAATATTGAAGAACTTACCACAGCACTAAAGGCATTAGGTTTATTATTAACAAGTGCAGTTGGAGTTGCAATAATTAACTTTATCAAACGTGCAAATACACTTGCAGTAACATTAACTGGTTTAATTCTAGCATATAATGAATTATCAGGTGCAGTGGAAAAAGTACAAGAGTTTGATAAAAATGCAGAAGAACAATATAGGAGAAGTGCAAAAGCACTAAATTTACAAGATGAAGAGTTGCAAAATGCTTTTGCAACTTTTAGTGATTATTTAATGATAATTGATTCAGTAGGAAAATCAGTAGCAAAAACTAACGAACAATTTGAGATTATTATTGCTACAGAGAATCAAATCAAAGATATAACAGATAAAGTTGGTAAAACTTTTGATGATGCAGGAGAAGATATTTCTAAAGCATTAGGTAAATCAGTTGTAGAGGGTGAAAACTTTGGTGATGCAATGAAAACCATATTTAGAGATGTAGCCTCTGAAATAGTAGCAACCATTGCTCAAATCTTAATAATTGAGCCTATGATAAGAAGTTTAAAAGCATCATTATCAGGAATAACTGGTGGGGGAAGTCTTGGTATAGGTGGTGTAATAGGTAATATTGCTGGAGCTATTTTTGGTGGTGGAAAAGCAACAGGTGGCTATGTAGCTCCCAATGTTCCAGTTATGGTAGGAGAAAGAGGAGCAGAAATGTTTGTGCCTACTGGTGGTGGACATATCGTTCCAAATAACCAAATGGGTGGACAAGGTGTTACAATAAACCAACATTTAAACTTTAGCACAGGAGTTGTACCAACAGTGAGAGCAGAAGTAATGTCACTCATGCCACAAATTAAGGAAGAGAGTGTAAAAGCTGTCGCAGAGGCAAGGACTCGTGGTGGTGCATTTTCTAGGGCGTTTGGTGCATAATGACTCAACCCAGCTATCCTTTAACTATGCCTACCAGTCCTAGTAATTTTACCACTAGTGAATGGACTATTAGAAGAACTGTAGCAGTTGCTACATCACCTTTTACTTATGGAAGTCAAGCATCAGATTTTGGTGGTTCTCAATGGGCTACAACTGTTAAATTACCACCTATGAAAAGAGAAGATGCTGTTGAATGGCAAGTATTTTTTATGCAGTTACATGGGAGATTAGGAACATTTAAACTTGGCGACCCTGATGCCAAAACAATTAGAGGTGGTTGCACAGGTACTATCAATGTTAATGGTGCTCACTCGGTAGGTGCTTATTCGGTGGCAGTAGAGAATACACCTAATAGCACTGTAATTTTCAAGACAGGAGATTACATACAGTTTGGTTCAGGAGCTACCCAAAAACTACATATGGTTACAGCAGACTGCACATCTAATGGAAGTGGACAAGCTACAGTAGAAATAGAGCCACCATTAAAGTCAGCATTGGCTAATGATAGTTCTATAAATTATACCAACACCCAAGCAATCATGAGAATGGACTCAAATGATCTAACATGGAACGCTGATAAAGTATCTCTTTATGGCATATCTTTTAGTTGCTCTGAGGCTCTATAATAGCTCGTTTTTGACCATTTTATTATAAATGGCTAACCAATATACCTTATTTTGTTTTACCCTCTATATAATACTCAGCAAATCGTTTACCAACAGGATTCGCTACCATTCTTGTTGCAATATTATATCCATCTGCTCTGAGGTTATTTATTCTACTGGCTAACCTGAAACAACCATATTTAGATAAAGCTATCATTGGGTTTATTTTCTTGCCTTTCAGCAAGTCTTTTAATATTTTCTCATTCTGTGATTTCATTCTCGTTTACCTCTGTTATAAGTTTATTTAAATACCATTGAGCCTTTTTTAAATCCTCAATGCCATTCTTTGTTTTATACCTAGAAACATATTTAATTATATTACCCTCTAGGAAATTCATATTCTGATCTATAATAAAATCACTCACCTCAATATTACCTTGATTGTAGTGAGTGGGTTTATTAATTACATCATCATCAAATGGGCTATCAGACATTTTTTTTCTCTTCTTTTAATCTTGTATAGTAATCAGCTACAGCAGAATCAGACTGGTAATCTTTATCACTGTAGTTTTCTTTTGGTAGTTTTCCGCCTTTGTACAAGATACATCTGTTCCTGCATTGGTTTATAATTTTATCAAAATCCATAATTTTACTCCTTTGTAATAATTTTTTTATTAAATTAACACATAATGGGGTATAGGTCAAAGGACAATATGTCTTTTTTTATTGACTATCCTTTTTTTATGCCTGTAAATCAGATAGACTTTCTATATGAAAGTAACAAATGAAATATTGATGCGAGAGATCATTGGTCTTAAAAAAGCAGTTGATCTAAATACAAGAGATATAGTTGAGCTAAAACAATTAGTAGCTCAAGGTAGAGGCGTGTTTAAGACACTAGCGTTTCTTGGAACTATTGGTATAGCATTTTTAACATGGTGGAATTCATGAGTTTTGAAATTTTAAATCTTTTAGGTAGTTCATTGTTAGGTGGCATAATGCAGATCATGGGTGCTAGAGCCAATGCTCAACAAGAACAACAGAAGATGTTAATGCAAAGAGCAGACTTTGTAGAAAAATCTAGAGATAAGATTAGACAGATGGGTAATCCAAACTTCTTTAGCATGACTCGCAGAATAATCGCTCTGACCTGCATATTCTCGATTATATTATTACCAATGTTAGCTGGTTTATTCCAAGTACCAATATATATTCAAACAGAAGTTACTACTGGTTCAGATTGGTTTTTGTTTAGCACAGAAACTACAAACACTGTATGGAAAGAAGTACATGGTATGCCATTCTTAGAGATGCACAAAAACGTGGTGATTTCAATTATTGGTTTATATATGGGTTCTAGTATTTCCAAAAATTCATGAGTAGTATCACAACTGCATTTTTAGTTGCACTTATATTCTCAATCCTAGTAGTTGGATTTCCTGATTTTTTAGAAAAAAAAATAAAAACAAAATATTTAAGACCTGAGATATCAGTTGTAGAATTTATTGGTATAATCAGTATTGCAGTATTAATTTTAGAGTGGTTGCTTTAGTATGGATTGGAAATTTATTTTAAAAGGCATGGGAATAATTTTTATTATGTGCCTATTGCTATCTATAGAGGCTAGAGCAGATACGACTTCAAGTGGTGCTAGTGACCTAAACCAAACTAATCAGAGTGGTACAAATACCAGCATAAG